GGATTACCAGCCATGTCAAGTCCGGCTGCACGCATACCACCAGTCTGTTGTGCAGCAGTCAGTCCCTGCTGTGCAAGAGGTAAGTTCTTGGCAACGAATCCAGGCTCAAGAGGCCTATTGATTTCTGCACCAAGACGACGTGCCTGTTGCTCAGTTGGGATGTCCTGAAGACCACGGACGCCAGTAGCAAATCCTTCTTCTGCACCAGCTAGTGAGCCCTGTGTCTTCTTGACAGCAGCCAACTTATCAACATAACCAGTATCGTAGTACTTGAATATGTCCCAGTCACCGCCTTGTGCAAGTGCATCCTGTGCTTTGCTGAAGTCAGTGATAAACTTTACTCTCGCTTCTTCGCCTTCTTTGCTTCCAACACGGTCAGCTACAATCCTACGTGCAGCATCAAGAGAGTATCCTTGGTCTACCATCAACTTGTACTCAATACCACGAGGTGAACTTGTGAATTCATCAGCAGTTGCCTTGTCGGCACTTGTCATGACAGCGGGTTTAGTCTTGTCAAGTTCTTCAAGCGCACGCTTTGCAGCTTCTCTACCAAGCGCAATACCGCCAACCGATGCAGCGATATCACCAGCTTTCTTCATTTCAATTTTCTTGTCTTGTGCAACAGCACCTGCATCAGAGAAAGACTCATCTACTCCAAGTTTAGCTGCTATTCTATTCTTCAGGTATGCTGCAATAGTTGGGTCTGCATTGTATTTCGCATTGGAAGAAAGCTTTCCATTCATTGCTGCAAAAAGCTGAGATGTAGCAGTTTTAGATTCATTTGAATTTGGAGGAAACGTTCCAGCTGGAATAGTCGCAAGTTGCTTATCAATAATGCCCCTGACCTCAGCATCTGTAGTTGCTCTTGCAAGAGATGTTGAATCAAGATTGCTTGCTTCTCCAATTGAATTCGATTGTGCAGGACTAACGTTGTAAGAATTTTCTTTCTGTCCCATCGCATCTAGACGACGTTGCGAAGCCTTACCAGTTGCATCCTGTTCATTTCCTGCCGAGTCAACAACAATCTTCAAGAGCGCAGCAGCACCACTGTCAGCGCCCTTGCCTGGCAACTTATTCTTATCGTACTCATTGAGAGCATCATTCATACGTGACAAGTTGTCTTGATAGATTTTGATAAGGTCTTTTTGGTATCCGACATAAGCCAAATTAGCGTTATACTTATCAAGCAATTGCTTACGTGCACGCTCAAGACTCTCCTTCAGGATAGCGTTCTGGTCATCGAAGTATGTCGACTTGTATGCTTTAGCCTTCGTCCAGATTTGCTCTGAAGTTGGATATACGGGACGTGCCATATTGTTTGTTATCCTTTAGAATTGAAAGTTTGCAAGGTCATCAGCTTCAGCGTTCTGTTGAGCAGTGAATGCACTGGTTGCGCCAGCTGCACGTGCATCCTCAGACAATTGTCCGTAACGCATGGCCTGATTCTGTTGTAATGAAGCAGCGGTAGTTGCACCTGTCTCAGAACTATTCATTGCAAAGCCAATGATTGCATTGAGCTTGGCAGCAGCCTCAGCAGCCTTGGCATCTTGCAGCGCAACCTTCTCAGCCGTCTGAGTTGCACGTTCAGCTTGCTGTGCCTTTGCATATGCCTCAGAAGCCTGTGCACGTGCTTTACCTGCAGCATCAGCCTGTACCAGATTGCTTGCGAATGAAGCAGCAGCGCCCTGGTCTGAAGCACCAAGCAGTGCGGCCTGTTCAGTGGCACGGTCACGTTCCCTTGCCTGAGTGGGAGCTAGCATGTCACGCATGATGCGCTGCTTCTCATCCTCAGTGTATCCAAGAGTACCAAGTTCTTCACGACGCTTCAACTCTTCCAGGCGCTTCTTGTCTTCCTTGGAAAACATCGTATCAGCAGCAACATACTGCTGCCCAGCGGCTCCAGCATTTTGTGCCGCCTGATTAATCATTTGTATATACGCCATGTAGTCCATGAATATCTCCTTAATTTTCCCTACACGTAGTAGAGTTCTAGTGAGTAGTTGAGCTCTGCGAAGTCATTGAGGACAACGCCCGTCCCAATGTAGATGCGATAAGAGTATGTCTGACCTGGTGTCATGCCACTGAATGTGTCATAGATGAAGTTGCTTTGAACTCGGCGACGATACTGTCCTGGGATGCCCTCAGTGAAGTTGTAGATGCCAGGTCCAAGATTCTGAGAGTCTCTGAAGTTACCACCTGCATGCTCTTGGCATCCGATGTTTGTAACAGAAGTTGTGGCGGTACCTGCAACTTGTGCAAAATTTGGATGAATACACATCGAGGCGAAGTTATTACGAGCTCCTGCTCCACCGACATTTGAGAATCGTGCTGGAGGATGTTTTGGATGGAGTTGCCAACTGAGTCTAATCTTAGCGTTGGCTGCCTGAGGAGTAAAATCAACTGCCCAGAAGCACTGTCCTTCGCTATACTGGAAGTTAGCAAGTGGAGAACGGTATGAGTCTGCGCCAATCTGACAGTTTGTGTTCTGGAAGAATCCTCCTCTGACAATGCCTGATGTGAACTCATGAGTGTTATTGAGTGGGATGTAAGTGCCACGCATGATGTGAGGAGCGCGCACCCACTGAGCAGTGCTGATGTCTGCTGCGCTCATACCACCATCGATATAGTCACGCAGTTCGTCACTGTTCTCCTGCCAGTCTGAGGCATTGAATGCCGTCGCAGCAACGAATGTATTAGGCGGAACGTAACTCATGTGAGACCTCGCAGTATTTGGATACCGACACGTGACTGTTCAAGGTAGATGCGAGTGCTGAGACCATACGATGTCGGTGCTGGGAATGATGTGACATCGCACGTTCCATTCTCACGGAACATTGAAAGGACACCGCCCTTCTCCTCCAGTCTCCAGATTCCACTGATGTAGAGCTGGATGGCATAGAGCGTCTTTGGCACTCCAGGAACAGCAGTGTACTTGACGGTGAATGAGTGACTGAGTCTCATCGGTGGCATATCAAACTGGTCTGTGACTCCACCTTGAGAGCCGTATGCGGTGTTACGATGTCCCTCAAAGTATGGCATGAAACACGGCTTGCTGTTCGCGCCAGGATTAATCTTGTGAAGAGGAATAATCATGGTGTGGTCTATACCAGCAGTGGAGTCAAGTTCATTGCCATTGCCAAGACCGATATTGAATCCACTCTCAAATGGATACTGACACGATGCCGCGTTGAGGGCAAATCCTGGAGAGATGAAGTTCGCATCAAGCGCTGCACCGCTGGTGATATTCAACTTAGGATACGCGAGGTAGAACCACTCTCCCATTCCACTGCCACCGGTGAATCCGCCCTGAGAGTAAGTGCTACACAGATAGGTGCGATACCATGCAGGCATCGTTCCTGCTCCTGACACATCATCAAGTATGTATCCACCACCAGCATTCTGTTTAATTATCTCACCGATAGTCCAACAGTTGATGTCGAAGTCTATCTTGATGACGTCTCCATCCTGCAGTGCCACACCATTGGCACCGTTGAGAAGTAGTTTAGTACCGAGTCCTGGAAGATTGCTCTTTACACCTGCGGCAGTTGTCTGGATGGGTTGCTCAAGTGTACCTGCTCCAAGGATTGGGTCGCTGTACGAGTAGTACTCAGCCCCAGGAATAGCAGGTGGAGTGCCATTGAGTCCAAGAACATAACCATTACTCTGGAAACTCTGATTGACCAGATTGGGAGCGCCATTCAACTGTCTAATATCTATTGACTCCCAGCGCACATTATCGGCGTTTATATCAGCCGTGTGAGTCTGCAACTCAGTCCAGTTGACATTAAGTTCAGCATCAGTGATAACAGGATTTGAAGGATAGAAGTTGATGACAGGTGATTTGCTCATTTTATCTCAGCTTATTAATGCATGACAAGTTTCCAGACCACCAGTGCAACATCGGTTCTCCACCTGTGTCTTCAGTAGTTGCCGCCGCAAACTTGTAGAGTACCTCAATCTTGTGATTGCCCTTACTGATTGGGATGCTTGTCTCAATCTTTACATTCTCAAAAGTCTTGTAGTACGCACGAGTCTGGGCAACAGTGGCACCATCAACTCTGATGAACCACGAGACTGACTTCAGTGAGTAGTCTTTGCCAACTGCTGCGCCTGCAGGATTTGGAGGAAAGTAGAGTTTGTATGTGTTAATCCAGTTCTTACATGTCCAGCAAATACTGAGCATTCCCTCATCGCAGTCAGCATAAGTAGACGCAGCCAATATGTTTGACTGTCCACCTTGCATGTCATCGAATGAGATGCCGACCAACTGGTCATTGCCTCGGTCATTACCAGTGTTCCAATCGTTGACAGGAGTCTGCATGCTCATAATTGTATTCGCTTGTCCTTCCAAGCCAAAGTACTTCTGGACAGCCAGCGGCACAATCTTTGTCCTGTTAATCGAAGCTGGAGGCAGATTCTCACGGTCTAGCCCGCCATTTATCGTCTGGGCCTGAGGATTAAACGCGTTGTCTACAGTCCGTGAGACTACAATGGCTCCGTCTTCAGCCCATCCATCTGTCCACTTATACGACATTATCGTTTTCCTCCAATCATTGTTGTACCATTTGCCTCGAACTCAACACTATATCCAATGAACTCTACTTGTTCCTGAGTCGCAATCTCAAAGGCAAAGTCTGTCAGGTACTTATTGCTGATATCGAAGCGAATTGGAGTCACGGTCTTGTCTTGCCAGCGGTCTGTACCAATAATGGCAACGTGTTCATCATATGTTCCAGCAACTGTGCCAAAGACAGGCTGATTACGTCTATCATCCCATTGCCATTCTTGGTCAGGATGTGCAGTCATATTCTCCCAGCTATGGTCGGCAAAGTAGTTGAGACTTATCTTGTTGTTGCCACGACTCAGTGCATAGACATAGACATACTTGACTGCTTTCTTTATTGCTTCAGCTCCAAAGTCATGCCACTGTGAACGCCACATGAATGATGCTGGGGTGTTGTCAATTAGAGTCGCAACAAGTCCTGCTGCAGTCCAGAGCGTTCCCATTGCGCGACGCTTGCTGACAACAAAGAGTCCCCACTCACGTTGGAAACTTATGAACGGAGGTGTCGGAACAGTGCTTCCATTGCGTGCGATATTGCCAAAGATGACGTTGCCACTGAAGTCTGTCGTGATGCAACTAACATCGAAGCCCTCACGAGTTGACCAGTATCCAGATGGCACGTGGAGGACTATTCCCTGCACACGGTCTCCAGTCCCATAGGCTGGAAAGTAGCAGTGCCACTCTTTCCATTTAGAAGAGTAGACAGCGCATGCCTTACCGGCAAGGTCACCACTCTTCTTCTCAATGACATTTCCAATACTGTCACTGATTTTTTCAATCTTTAGTGTGGCGCCGCCATCTAGTCCTGACGCACCGCCAATGTTATAGACTCCATCGTTTCCGAGGAAGACAATGCCGGCGCCTGGGATGTCAGTAATAGTGAACGCCGACCTGGTGCCAATACCTTGAGTCCATGGGACGAGAGTGAATCCGTTGACTGCGTCACCTCTGACAATGTCGATAGCTGAGTCTCTGAAGACAAGGAGCTGATTGTTAAAGGTGTATAGTCCGGTGATGTCTCCACCTTTTCGAGTTCCAACGTTGAATCCTCCGGTGGCTCGGAAAGTGTCAGGCTGTAAAGCTTCAGAGTAGAATAATTTTGTTCCATCAGATTGTCCTCCATCGACGAATAGGCATCCCTTGTATGTGGCTGAGAAGCGACATTTGGATGCTGGGAATACGATACTATCAATGTCATCAGGTGCCTGACTTCCAAGCTGGTCGTCAGACTTGTTGTCAACATAAGATGTCTGGTAGTTGTTGGGAATGTAGTCGACAAAGTAGTAGATGCCATCAGTGGTGTCATACATGTTCTTTGTGCGATAGATGCGTCTGCCAACAGTTCCAGCAGGTCCAGTCGGAATGTTGTTGAGGAAGACGCACTGCGTATTGAAGTTGCCCAGTGAGTCTGCGGCAGTTGTCCAGATAGAGGAGTCTGACTCAGATGAGATTGGACTCTCGCTGCCTGCCTCATTTATCCAACTGACCTTCCAGCGGAACTTGTTCTTGTCACCGTCTGTGGTGGAGCCAAGTCCACTCTGGTCACTGCTGTCGAATGTAGTCGCCTGCACTGAGGTGGCAGCAATCAGGTAGTTCTCAGTTGCTGGAATGCTTGCTCGGTGAGCATCGTTAGCGGTGCCTGACCAAACAGGAGCAATACGCCAGATGCCTGGAGCTGATGGAGCTTGAGGCCAACCAAGTGGCATCACATTCTTGTAGCCACGATACTTCAGAGGACTATCAATACCGTTGGTGATACAGACGTATTTACCAAAGACATTGTAGTAGGAGCCAGGTTCACCATTGCCAGGAACTGTCCTGCCTGTTGCAAGAGTGCGGACTGCTTGTGATGCTCCATCAACGTAGTAGAGTGTGCCAGCAGTTTCAAAGAGAAGCCATTGTTGTGCACCATTGTGCTTCTCAAAGTTGTAGAGACTGTCTACTCTTCCGGCAGGGAACGGAGTAAATGTGGTCTGATTTGGGAAGTAGCGTTCATATCCAACATCATTCGACCATGACTGCGTCTCTGGATTGAATGTTGCATTAGACAACACTGATGCAACACCAGCGCCTTGAGGCTCTCTGATGTCGATACCTTTGACAGGTGTAACCTCACGGTGTTGTGATGTTTTCATGGGAGTTGAACGAGTCTACGGAAAGGTTTGTAACCGACACCGCCGACCTTAAAGCCCTTCTTAATGTAGTTAGCGGCTCTCTGTGTCAGCCATCGCATTGCCATTGCCTTCTCCTCGTTGTCAGCCTTCTGCTTGTAGAGTTGTGCCTGAGGTAGTGCATTGTGTTTAGTGAACAACTCTTCGCATGCACGGTAGACAATGTATCGGTGTGTATCAGGTGGACTCTCAGGTGTATCAGTATCTGCAATCAGTGCATTGCTCTTTCTGATATAGCGGACCCGGATTGGCATGTAGTAGGCTGGACGAGGATGAAGACGGATGCGCCAGTAAGTGCCTTCACTGAAATCAGGAGCACGAGGAACAGAGCGTAGTGCTTGGTCATCACGAGCCACACCACCAAGATAATCAGGTGGGCAGTTAATATCTGTGTTCAGGTCAGGGATGTAGAAGTGAGTGCCAACTATCACTCCAGCACCAGGAGCAGTGGGCACTGGTGCAACAGCCATCGAGTATGCATTCATGTCACGAATGAGTTCATCGCCATATCCATTGGATGTGATATTGACAATGTTGAAGAAGACATGCTTGTGAAGTCCGTGCATACCAGACAATGTGGTATCACGAGTAAAGAACCTGGGCTTGTAGTAATCACCAGGAGCAACGAAAGCTGGAATAGTCAGCGCTACAGGTTCACCGATAGGACCAATATGACCACGGAAACGATATGACAGGTAGAACTGATAGTTACCAGGAGGCCAACCTTCAGCAACAGGACACTTGATGGCGGCAACAGTCAGGTCACCAGGCATTGGAGGGAAATCTGTTACATCCAGTTCTCCACCAGGCAAGTTGTCATAAGGCACCCAACTCCGTGGAGTACCAACCTGGTCAATCCAAAGCGCCATCTCAGCGTCATCTTTACGACTCAGTTCAGTAATAGGACCGAATGGACCAGGACCAGTTGTGACCGTGGGGTCTCTAACAGTGACTCCCATTGGTTCAACACAATCAGGAGGAAGTGTGATGTAACGCTGTTTGGACGTGACTGTGACTGGGATTGTGGTCGCAGTGAAAGCGGGCGACTGGTAGATTGCTTTCTTGCTGACATAGAGGTGTGTGGTGTCATCGCAACTGTCGATGAAGTACTCTCCATCATCAGTCAGTCCACCTGCTCCAGATATTTGGAGGATGCTTCCCTCGTTGCGAGTATCATTTGCAATCGCTCCGACATTCTCAATGTAGTGAGAGTCATTAGACTGCGGGAAAGTAGTTGTGATGAATGCATTCTCGACCGTGATATCAGGTTGTGTGTAGATATCAATTTCTTTCTGGGAGAATGTCCATGGACGTGAGCTGAAGAAGTCATCATAGACTTCGTTGATGATACGTCGCACCTCATCTTGATAAGTCTGTACGTCAGGATTATAGTCCGTGATGCTGAAGACCATTGATTTCATTTGTGCGAGATTCATCTTGTATCCTTATTAGAGCAAAGGGGAGGCCGCCCTGCTTTGAGAACGACCTCCCCAGACCGACACTGCTTAGAACTTCTTGAAAATCCACATCGGAGCTACGTTGGCGACAACGGCTCCAAGAGTGATTCCAATCGGGCTCGCATTCGACTGTGCCGCGGCAGTGCTGTCATACGTGAGGACACGACCGGCAACTGCACCTGAAGTGGTCACAGCAGTTCCGACCGGGATTGCAGCGGTAGCACTCACAGTCTCAACATATCCAGCGACGACAACATCGATGATTTGACCAGCGGCGGTGGCGGCTTCAACAGCAACACCAACGATATTGGGAAGACCGATTGTAGCAGGACATTTGACAACAGTGAGAACACGCGCTGCACCAGTTGCAGACGTATCGAAAGCGACAATATCACCAACAGCAATTACGCCACCGGAGATGAAGGTCTCAATCTGACGCCTGTTGGACGCAGTGGGAAGCTGGACGGTAGCGCCAAGCTCATCTTTCGCAGAAGCGAGAAGATACTGAATGTTAGTAGAGGTAGCCATGATAGATTATGCCTCGCCGTTGGTAAGGACGCCTTGCGACGCCAGGTGATGGAAGTACAACTGAGTGCGGACGTAGATGTTCGCGGTGCGAGCAGCGTAGCCAGACACAGTCTCGAAGTCACTCATCTTGAAGTTGGCGTCGGTGTCGAAGCCCACCTTGAGGAACTTGGTGTTGAGGAAGTAAGCAGACAGAGGAGCCGCGGCGTCAGAGACGGCGGGCAAGAAGCTGTCAACGTACATCTTCGCGGTGTTGAAGGAGAGCGCCAGGCGTCCACCGTCAAGCGTGCTCTCATCGACATAACGCTCATTCGCGAACAACAGGCCTTTGTAGGTCTGGTAGAACAGCGGTGAGGCAAGGATGAGGTTGGGAGCAGTGCCGTCAGGAGTCTTAATCTGGCAGTTAATCATCAAGTTGGACATCTTAGGAATGGTAAGAGCGCCACCTGCAGAGATGAACTGGTTGTTAAGTTCGGTGAAGGTAGCCTTATTCAGACCACCGACGACGTTGTTCTGGGCGCCAGGTGCCAGACCTTCCAAGAAGCCGGTAGCAGAAGCGCCACCGTTCAGGGTCAGCATGTCCGTCAGGGTAGCAGAAGTACCGGCAACAGCCTGCTTCTCCCACTCACGACGAAGAGTTCCCATAACGGACTTCATACGAGCTTCAGCAATGCTGAGAACTGCGCGGTCGCCCTTATTGGAAAGCTCTTCACGCTGAGTGATAACGATGGGAGCGATAAAGTCGCACCAACCGAAGGAGCCTTGACGGAGTGCATCCTGCACTGCGAGGTTGATAGGCTCATAACCGGAGCTCATCTGAGTTACAGACGAGTGCTCGGCCAGGATGAGGGGAACATCAAGTTGGCTACCGCCGTCGAAGAGTTCAAGACCACCGTCAGCACGGATTTGGTCGAGTAGGGGAGTGGAACGATACAAGTTGTCCACAGCCTCACTGAGCAGGATGCGCAGTGTAGAGCTGAGGATGTCATTCGAAATTGCTGGCATTTTGGTGCCTCCTAATTGAATTTTATAATGTGCAGAGCTTCAACAGATTGTCCGAACAACCGGGTTCTGGGGAAGGTGCTTGTCTCAAAGAGGGCGACCATCCTAAAAGATGGCAACCATTTTTCCTACGCTTTCTGATTTGCCTGCAACCAGCGATAAATGCTATAAGCATCGCGCTTGACAGATGCAGGTGGAGCAAGAGGACCACTGTTAGTAGAACCAACTGCCACCTTCAGTCCATATTCTTTTGCAGCGCTCTTATATGCAGCGAGTTCTTGTTCTTTAGCACGAAGACTCTCTGTCTGATTCTTTCCCTTCACGATGTAATACGCCTGTTCTAGATTAAGCGTCTCATTAGCCTTCAGAACTTCTACAATCTCAGTCTTGTAGCTTTCAAGGTCAGGATTTGCAGTCTTAAACTCCTGCAACTTATTACGACGTTGCTGAATCTCTATTTCTTCCTTCATTGGTTTGAAGACTTCGCTCATCCTCTTAGCAACTTCTTGTTCAATACGCTGGTTGAAAGCTGCTGGGTCCCAAGGGTCAGCCTCAACACGTGGCTCGGCAGCTTTCGCTTCCATATCCTTAAACATCTGTGATTCAAGCAGTGCTTGTCTCTGTTCAGTCAGTTCTTTCTGAGATGTCGCCAGAGCCTGCGTCTTCTTTGTGTAATCAGCTCGCAAGTTAGCAAGTATCTTCTGAGCATCCTCAGGAAGGGCCTTGATTGTGGCATTGTAGTCAATTCCCTTGTGCTCTCCATCTGGAAGTTGGAAGTCTGCTAGCTTTTCAACGGTGAGAGGCTCATTAGTTAGAGTCTCTCCTCCAGTTGCCTTAGCATATGCAGCGGCAAGCCTCTCATGATTGGAGCCACGAAGGCCAGTAAGTGGTTCTGACTGCTTTTCTCCGCCTGAATGGGGAAGAGCTTGGTCAACTGTGACGGTGTGAGTTGGTGCTTCAGATTGAACTGATGTTACACCAGTATTCACTGTATTTGAGTCCATAATAATCCATATCCTTTTTGTTTGAGTGTTCCAGAATGAAACGAGGGTGGTCTAGTGAGTGTTACGACATACGTCCTGACATATACTCATCTGCTGCCATGCTTGGACCTTCAGACGATTCATGCTTCGCTTTCGTCTCGGAAGTCATACCTTCTTCTTCAGTCTCTGGCATGGTAGGTTTTGAAGAACGCAAGAATTGTTTAAATGCTGCATTTCCAGCAAGCGTCATTAGCTTGCCAGCTGCCATCTTCAAGCCTTTGTCATCAACTATAGTGCTGAGGTCAATAACAGCCTCATCAATGCCAGCCTGAGTGGCAGCATCATTGACCATCGTGAGCATCTTGACAAACGGACCAGGAAGTGTGGGCAAAGTGGAAGTAAACTTGGCATAGTCTGGAATTCCAAACATCGGAAGCACGGTATTAAGCGCATCGACAAGGGAGTTAAGGCCCATGACAGTGTAAGTACCTGAAGGTGCAGCCGTCTCATATGCTTTTTCCTTCAAATCATTACTCTCTTTGCCGAGTTTCATTATTTCGTTGTCAGTTGGGTCTGCCATTGGAGGAGCGGGATGTGCTTCAATCGAGATTTTCATTGTGTTGTTCCTTTAGATTGTGAGTTTAACCAAGTGCCGCTGCATCCAGCGTGCCATTTTTGACCATATTATCTGTACTGAAGACTTCAGTCCATGCACGACTTGCATCGCCATTGAACTCTTTCTTCTTTTCCACGAAATCTTTTATAGTTGCATTGTGAGCGGCCGCGTCTGCGTCCTGTGCTTCCAGTTTATCTTCAATGTAGTTCTTCGGTAAGTCATGTTCTGAGACCAGGCCACGCTTCTTGGCTTCTGCTTCGGCTTCCATAGAAGTCATTTCCCTACCAAAGGCAGGGATGAACTTGGAGGCACTGTCTCCCCAGCGACCTGGAGTCTTGGCTGGCATGCTTACACATTTCCTGGATGGTTGTGAACACTTGGGACATGGTAGCATGTCTTGTGTCCAAGGCACCAAGTCTTCGAAGAGTCCGTGCTCAATGCATTTGAAATCGTAACGTGGCAAGTTAGAATCCTCCTTGTTTATGGCAGATAATATGACATGACTTACACATTACTCTGCAGTTGCTATCATCTGTTGCATACTGAGGGAAATGTGCTTTAGGCAAAATATGGTGCGCTTCTAAGTTGTCTTCGCTATAACACCACTCGCAGAACGGAGTCTTATTCTTATTGCGACCACTCCATGCGCCAAGACCTGGATGCTTTTGTGGTGTGCCATTACCGCCACGAGAAATAGACATGTTATAACGATGTTGTTCAGAATTAACTTTGCCTTTCTTTGCAACAGACATTTTCAATTTAGTTTCTTCAGACATCGGCGGCCTATATTTTAATGAACACAACAGACAGTGTTGACGTCTTCCGTCTTTCTTCTCTTTCCCACAATCAATGCAATTCAGATATTTCATTTACGTTGTGCGTCTAGCATTTGGCTTACGAATGTTGAGGGTGAACCAGCTCCTGAGCCCTGTGCTGCGGCTGCAGCAGCTGGACCAGCTGAAGGTAGACGTCCTCCGCCTGGAGTTCCCATTGGTGGTTCGCCTGGTGCAACACTGGGTGGAGGAGCAGCTGGTTGTAGGAAAGACTCAGGCAAATTAAGAGTTCTAACAAGTTCCTTCAGCATCTCTGTCTGTGGAACACCAAGTCCAATTAGCATTTGTGTAGAACCAAGCAGTTCGCTCTTACGAATGGCGTCACTGACTGGAGTCGATGCATTGTCTTCGCTATAGATATTGAAGTCATCTGCAATTTCGTTTCCGCTGACGCTGATGTATTTGCCTTTTACAAACAGAGTTACAGGTTCTGCGCCTAAGTAAACTCTGTACATATTTAGTACTGCACGACACATCATTTCAATCATCTCATCTCTTTCGCGGGCCATACGACCAACTTCTGAAGAGGTGTAGGCAACTAGTGCAGCGATTTCCGTGGCAGAGGAACGAGTTGCTTCACCACGAGTGAATGGTGCCATGATGCTACCGCGGTCCTTGTCGGCACGGACAGCGTTATAATAACTCTCAAGTTCTGGAGGCGTGGCAGTATGAGGCACTGCGCGCATCACGTCATTCAGGTTGTCAGTGTCTACTTCAACATAGGCACCATCGATACCTGCAATCAACTGGCTCATCTGGTCTTCATCCAGGGCGCCCTTACGAACAAGCCACTGACGACTTGCCTTCCTCACTGCATTGGCTTGGAACGAACGGATGATATTCATCTCTAAGCACTGGTCGTAGATACGTCGTAGTGATGAATAACCGTCGAGAGGCTTATCAGGGATGTGATTGTAGTAGAATGGAATGATGTTGTTAGAAGGACTGCCGTCTGGATTCCTGAATGGAATTGGTCCACTGTCCAGCAACTCATCTCCACTTTTCCAGTTAGGAGACCAAAACATTAGGCGGTCATTGACGAAGTCATACAGCTCTACAATCTTGATAAACTGGAAGTATCCTTCTTCGTCTATTGTAGATGAAGGTGAACCAACTCCAAGGCGATTACGATTTGGAGAATAAGCACCACCATCTGCATTGAGTCCATTCTGGTCCCAATATTCGAGTCGTTCACCAGCTTCAAACACTTTGTTACCAAAACGCTCCTTAGCATCTGGAACAGGTAGGTAGTAGATGTGACCACAGTAGCGTTGCTCATCCCAACGTTGTGCATCTCTGTCTACAATGACGTCCCAAGGACAGACAGCAGCAGATGTGACACGACGTAGCGGGTCCATGTGTTCTTGTGGAGCAAGTTTGACAAAGCTCATTGGATAGATAAGAGCAAGGCGAGAAGCACTCTCAATGACCTGACGATTACGTGAAACCCAATTGTTTAGTAGCGCCTCAGCCTTCTCTGGACTCCCATGCCCAGTAAGACCAGCTCTGACCACGCACCCAGGCTGACGAGTGAATAGAGATGCTTGCACTCCTTCAATATGCTCATATCCTACAGGAACTTCAATGTTGATGCCTTCAGATGGAGCCACACGACTTTCAAAACCACGACTGTGGTCCCAAATCCGGGTCTCATATGCCTGCTTCAGACGATATAGTTCTCCACGGTTGCGGTCCCAATATTCTTTATGGCGACCTGATAGGTTTGCGATAGTCTTTGCAGTAAGTTTATAGGCCATGTTATCTGTATCCTACGGTTTTGTGTTCTTTAATGTGGCACTTACGACAGAGTGTAATGCCGTTCCACAATTCTGTTGCAACTTCTGGAAACTTTGCTACTGCAACTAAGTGGTGCGCTTCCAAACGTTCAGTGCTTCCACAATCTATACAAGCGCCATCACGTGCTTTAATAGCTTTGCGCCATTTTTCATGACCTGGTCTATATTTCTTTTTTCCAAGAACACCAGTTCCACCAAGAGCAATAGACAGATTTCGACGAGACTCTTCAGACTTTGGTTTACCTGTAGCGCTGTCACTTATTTTTGCACGAGTCTTAACTGACATAATCTTACCTTTTTGAACACAAGACTTGCACAACGGTTTAGTTGACCCAGCAGTCTTTTCTTTGTTACAAGTAATGCAGTGTGTGTATGTCATAAGTTGTTGATTTTCCAAGGAAGAGGTTGTGAACGCCGCTTGTCGATTCGACACTGAGTTTTCCACCGATTCATCATATCAGATTTTAGGGAACGGTTAGCAATTGATGGGATTCCCAATGTAGCGATGAATGCAAGAGCAGTTGAAATTACGATGTCGTCATGGTGGCCCTTTGCTGCTCTCGGTGCTGTACCTTTTTGTCCAACTACAAGAAGAGCGAGTTCATCTGCAAGGCCACGCCACATTATCTTGATGCTGCCATCATCAAGTCTGTTTCTTAATTCCTCGAGAGCCCTTATCTTCGACCA